ATAAAAATTAATGAAAGGGGGATAAAAGCCGAGAAAATTAGCAACTGAAACACTATACAAAATTAAAGGAGGAATGCTTATAGAAGATTTTAAGGCATGAATGATAATTAAAAACTAATTGAATGGAGGAAAAATGAAAATATCAAAAACATTAATAAATGAAATATCAAAATTAAGTAAAGCTGATTGGTTAAAGGTAAAAACTAATATAGATTATATGTTTTCTATGGAAGAAAAGGAAAGAAGTAAAGAGCTTTACATTTCTAGCAATAAGATAGAAGAAAAGATAAAGAGTGGACCTTGTCCTGTTGAGATTGAAGATAATAAAAAAATAGCTTCTTTTGATGACTTTGATAATCCAGAAGCTATTAAAAATGCTAAGAACAGATCAGAAAAAATTAAAAATCTTGGAAGAGCAATAAATAATCTATAAGATTAAAATAAAATTTTAATTTCTTTTGATAAATGAGATTCCTAGAATATTTTTTGAAAATATAGTTATTGATTCAAGTTTTATGGGATTATTTCCATTATGAATGGTAGCATTTTTTAAAACAAGGGTATCATCTGTTTCTAGGGGTTCATAAAGAAGAAATTCATCTCTACTAATTTTTTTTGCTTCTAATTGTTTAAATTTTTTTTCAAAATCTTTTTCTAAGAAATTAAGGTAATCGGTCATTATAAGGTTATGATCACCTATAAAATGAGCAAGTCTTAAATTTTCAGTATTTTCAGTATGTAGACTAAATGATGGCTTTCCAGAAATAAGACCACTTTGAGTTAATACAGCTATATCATAATTTAGATTATCATCTATATCATATTTTTCCAAGGTTTCATAATAATATTTGACCAAAGCTAATTTTTTAGAAATATCATATTTCATAAAAGTACCTCCAAAGTTTTAATTAAATTATAGCTTTTAAGAAGTAAAAAATCAATAAAGGGGGAATGCTTATAGAATATTTTAAAAATTGAATAGTAACTAAAAATTAATTAAATGGAGGAGAAATGGAATTTTTAAAAAAGATAGTAAAAATTTTAATAAAAGCATTTGTTTTATCTATACTTACTACCAGTATTTTAATGGCATTAAATTTTATTGGTTTAATAAATATCTTAAAACAATAGACAGTACTCTTAATATGTCAGCATAAAAATGAGCAAAAATGATTGCTTTAACATATAAGAAAATAGCATAAGACACAGCTATTATTGGAGATAAGTCATCAAAATTAGGTATTGTAATTTCATTATTAAAAAAAATCTTTATAAAAATAATCCATAAAGTAATCTTAATACTAGATTTCATAATAGAATTTTTTTCATCTGTATTATAAAAAAAGACAGTAGGTAAAAAAACAAAGATTGTAATTATCTCATTTGATATATCCATTGATATATAAAGATTGAAAATGAGAATTAGTATTGAAAAGACAAAAATAATCATAAAATCAAGTTGAGAAAAAAGAGTTTTCTTAGCAAATTTAATGAAATATGAAATTATTGATGAGGAAAAGTTAATAACAAATAAATAAAATGCCCAAAATACAAAAAATGCGACTATAAGTGCAGTTACATAGTTCATAATAATGTCTCCTTAAAAGTTTTAATTAAATTATAGCTTTTAAGAGGTAAAAAATCAACAAAGGGGGAATGCTTATAGAAGACTTTAAGACTTGAACGATAATTAAAAACTAATTGAATGGAGGTAAAAATGAAAATATCAAAGACATTAGTAAATGAAATATTAAAGCTAAGTAAGGCAGATTGGGAAAAAGTAAAAACTAATATAGATTATCTATTTGCAAAAGAAGAAAAAAATAGGAATAAAACTTTATATATAACTGAGGACAGTTTAAAAATGAAAGCAGATTATTATCCTTGTTATATGGAAATTGAAGATACAGAAAAGAAAGGTTCTATATTAGAAAGATCTCATTTATTAAGAAGACATGGGCTATCAAGAGATAAAATAGAAAAATAGTAAGGAGAAGCAATGGAAGAAAACAAAAGTTTAATAACCTACAATGGTATGCAACTAGGAGTAGCAATAAAAAATAATGAAATAGAAATAGAGATGGGAGAATTAGCAAAAGCTATTGGATATGCTGACTCTAAGGGAATTATTACTTTATTGGATAGAAATCCAGAGCTAAAAAACAAAGAATTTTCTTATCTTAAAAAAGTAGATAGTATTGAAAATGGAGTGGTTAAGAAAAGAGAAAAAAGACTTTTTACAGAAGATGGGCTTTACGAAGTTACTATGTTAGCTAATACTGAAAATGCTAAAAAGTTTAGAAGATTTGTAAGAGAATTAATGAAGAAATATAGAAAGAATGAGTTAATTCTAAGAACTCCTACTTTACTTCCAGCACAACAAGCTCAACTTGATGAAATGGTTAGGCTAATAAAGGCAAGAGATGGAGAAATAGGAGATTTACTTGATTCATTTGAAGCATTTCAAACATATTTAACAGATATAGAAGTTATTAAAGGTGATGTAAAACTATTGATTGAGCTACATGATAAATTAGTTAAAGAAGTAAAAGAACTTAAAAAAGAGGTGTTTGGAACAGATGAGTAAGTATTTTCTTGATTTATTGACACTAAAAACAGAAATGAATTATAGAGGATACAGTGAAGCAACAAAGAAAAGCTATACACAAATAGTAGGTAACTTTTTAGAAGTAACAGATAAAGAAATTATCAATATTACAAAAGAGGATGTGGTTAGATACTTAGATGAAAATATGAAACTTTTAAAAAAGAATAGTAGAGCAGTTCATTTGAATGCTTTGGAGTTCTTTTTTGAAGAAGTGTTGGGATTAGATATAACAGTAAGTATAAAAAACTATAAGCGTGAATTTTTGGAAAAAACATTTATGACATTAGAACAATTTAATATTTTAAGTAATTCAGTTACTGAGAAAGAAAGGTTGATATATGAAATAATCAAGGAAACAGGCTTTAAAATAAAAGACATAGTAAATTTAAAAGTTGAGGATATAGCTTATGGAGATAAATCATATATAGGTATTCATAAGATATCCAAAGAACTTTCAAGAGATATTCAAAAGTATTGTGATAAGGAGATGATAGACGGAAAAATTTTTAATGTTTGTGAATATAGTATAAGAAGATGGAATAAGAAAGCAACAGAAAAATATTTAGGTGTTGAATATCAAATAAGTGATATTAGGCGTGCTTTGGCATTAGAACTATATATTAAAAGAGGTGATGAAGAGGGAGCAGTTAAATATTTAGGTTTAAAGACAGTGGAAGCAGTAAGGCAATATTATAACAGAACAGGCAATAAATACTATAAAAAATAGGGACACCTCTCCGACCAAAGTTAGATGTCCCAATAGAAAAATAAATATGCTTAATTATAGCATAAAAGGAGAATGAATGGAAGAAAGAGAAAAATATTTAAAAGGAATGCTTGAATATTGCTATCAAAATAAAGAAAGTTTTAAAACAATGATAGCAAAGATAGAAAAGGAGTTAGCAGAATATGGAAGCAGTGGAGAAGAAAGTTACACAAATTAGAGATAATTTAGTGAGAATCCTTAATTTAAGGAAAGAAATGGTTGACTGTGAAATTTCTTGGCTACAAATGATTAGAACACTTAAACTTAGTCAATATGAAGCATTAAAATTTAAAAATGGTGAACTTCCAGAATTAGAGCAAGAGGCTTTAAAAATCTTAAAAAAGACACCTGAAAACATAAAGAATAGAGATAAAAAGTTTAAATTTTTTAATAAATTTTTGCTAGAAAAGGGAATAACAGCAACACAATTTTCAAAAGATGTGGGAGTTGATATAGATAAAATACATAGAATATTGAGAGAAATACCAGTTAATAGAGATTATGAAATAGAAAATAAAATAGAACAAGCAATAGGAGCAAAAATATTTTAAAGGGGGCTTTTTATGGAGAAATATTATACATTACAAGACATAGAAAGACTCTTTAAGAAAACAAGAACAACAGCTTTAAAAATGGCACAAAATAAAGGCTGGATAGTTATAAAAGAAAAAGTAGATAAAGTATATAAAAATCTTTATTTAAAAGAAGAGGTAGATAGGGAACTAGGGATAATAGCTGATGAAAAAAAGGCTAAGATTAGAACCAGAACAGTAAAAAAGAATGAAGCAAAGAATATTGATGAATTACCTGACTGGAATCAAAGAGTGGCTAATTCAAGATATATACTTTGCATAAAATTAGAGGAGGCTTATGAAGAGAGATTAGAAAATAAAGATATAGTTATAAGAGAATTTGTAAAAAATGCAAGAGAAGAGTTTCCACAACAAATGGAGATTTTAAAAACTTTAACAGTACCTACTCTTCGTAGATGGTATGGAATATTTAAAAAAAATCGGGATAATCCATTAGCACTTGCCTCTGGACATGGAGCTAATAAAGGTTTAAGAAGAGTTAATAAAGAAGTATTAGAAATGACTAAAAAACTTTATTTCAGTAAGAATAAACCTCAAATGACTGTCGTTTGGCAGAAAATAGTAGAAATGTTTGGGATAGATGCAATTAGTTATGGTACTCTTAGAAACTTTTTAAATAATGATGTAAATATTATAGAAAAAGATAGAGCTAGAATGGGAGCAAAAGAATTTAAAGATGCTCATTCTACCTTTATAATAAGAGGTTTGCAAGATGTTAAAGCTGGGGATGTATGGATGGCAGATGGACATACATTAGATTTTCAATGTTATAGAGGAAAAAGGAAAAAAGCAAATAAACAAAGAGATTTTGGTAGACCTACTTTAATAGCTTGGTTAGATTTAAAAAGTAGAATGGTTGTTGGTTATACTTTATCCTGGACCGAAAACACAGAAGCAGTTGCAATAGCATTAAAAAGAGCTATTGAAAAGTATGGAGTACCTAAGAAAATTTATACTGATAATGGTAAGGCTTTTAAAAATAAAATCTTAAAAGGTACAGAAGAACTGGAAGGAATATATGCAAGTCTTGGAATAGAGGTAACACATGCAAAGCCTTATAATGCACAAGCCAAAGAAATAGAAAGATATTTCAGAGATTTAAAAGAAAATTTTTCTAAAATGTTTGGAACTTATTTAGGTGGAAATATTATGGAAAGACCTGAGCATATGAAAAGTTTTGCACAAACTAAAATGGCAAGGGGTGCATTATTAGAGCAAGAACAGGTAGAAATAGAACTAGCAAAATATATAGATTATAAAAATCATATGTTCTATGAAGTAAGAAGAGCAGGTGGTATGAAAGCACATAGAGGAAGAGGAATGGAAAATCGTACTCCTTTGGAAGTCTTTAATGAAGAGTACCCAGTTGAAAATAGAGTAATGCTTAGTGATGAAAAGTTGAGAAGATTATTCTTATATGAAGAAATGAAGACAGTACAACAAAACGGAATTACTTTTATGGGAAATACTTATGAACATGAAGCATTGTATTATCATCAAACTGAGCGTGTAAGAATTAAATATGATCCTCATAATTTAAGTGAACTCTATGTTTACTTAGATACAGGAGAGTTTTTATGTAAAGCTAAAAAACTAGTGCCTGTTGGATTTAATGATATTACTGGAATCAAAATCAATAATTATAGAAAGAAAAAGATTAAGGAATATGGAGAAAAGATGTTTGATTTAACAGTAGCAATGAGAGATGATAGCAATATTTTAACAATGAAAGATGTAGCAGAAGCTGAGGTTATAGAAGTAATTGAAGATAAATCGGGAAAGAAAAAACAGTATATTGGTAATGGTTTATATGTTGAAATAGATTAAGTGAGGTATTAAATGAAGAAAATAATAGAAGATTTGGAAAAATTTGCGGAAGAAAACAATATAAGTTATGCAAAGATAGCAAAAGCTATAAATATAGGAAGTAGTACACTTTCAGAATTTAGAAGAGGTACATATACAGGAGATGTTAAGGCTTTAACTGAAAAAGTTGAAGCATTCTTAGAAAGACATAAAAAGAAAATGAGAAGAATAGACTTCTCAGTTGATACAGAAGTAAAGAAAAGAATTTTTTATGCAGCTGAGGTTATAGAAAATTATGTTGCTTCTAATGTAATGACTCAAACAATAGATTCAGCTAAAATAGCCTACATATATGGTCGTGCTGGAATAGGAAAAACCCATGCTTTAATGGAGTGGGCAAAACAATATAAAGGGAGAGCTTTATTTATAACAGCAGAAACTGGAATAACAGCGGTTGGGCTTATAAAGAAAATTGCTAGGGAATTGAGAATAGATGCTAATGGAAATAATACAGAATCAATTAAGCAAAGAATGAAGGATAGTGTAAAGTTTACTGAAACAATTATTGTGATTGATGAGGGAGAACATTTAAAACCAAGTATTATAGACATAGTTAGAAGTTTGGCTGACCAAACTGGTGTTGGAATAATAATAGCTGGAACAGAAGCATTAAAGAGTAAAATTTATTCTCAAACAAAGGGTTATGAATATCTTTATTCAAGAGCTGTAATAAATATGACTTTAAGAGAATTAAATATAGATGATGTAAGTAAAATAGTTAAAAAATTCTTAAAGAATGAAATTGATTTATATAGTGAAAAAGAGCTTCAAGAAATGATTAGTTATATTAATTTAACAGTTAGAGGTTCAGCAAGACAACTAGCAAATTTACTTACATTAACTGGACATATATCAACTAATAATGTATCTGTTGATGGTAAATTAACACTGGACCAAATAAAAGCAGCTGTAACAATGTTGGCAATTAATTATTAATATGGAGGGAAATATGAGAGATATTAAATTAACAGAAATAGCAAAACAAGAACTTATAAAAGAATATGGAGAAAAAGCAATAGTAATAGATGATGAACTTAATGAGTTTGCTAAACTTCTTATTTTAAGAAAAGATTATGTAAAGGCTTTTAATAAAGGGAATTTTAGAGCAAAAGAAAGATATATGGAAGTTAATAAGGAAATTAAAAAAATTGTAAAAATTATAAATAAAAAAATTTAGTTTATATTAGTGTTAGCACAAAAAGTGTTATTTGACAGGAGGCTTAAATGTGGAAATTAGAAAAGGGTGATATTGTAAAGTGTATTATCCCAGACACTGGGGAGCTTACACTGGACAAAGAATATGAAATATTAGATGTAGATACAAGTACTAGCATGGTTGAGGTTGTTAATGATAATAGGGAAAAAGTAAGATATTTATGGGTAAGATTTGACAAGGAGGTATAATGAGTGATTGGCTTTTAGCAGGACTTGGAATTACTTTATTTATTACAGGATTTAATGTGGGCCAGGATTATAAAATTCAAAAAGGGTTTTTTGGAAGAAAAAAGAAATATAAATATTACATAAGCTGTATTTACAAGGTGTATGGAGCAATATCATATACTGGAAAAGTTAGAATTTTTAATGAAGAAATGACAGAAAAGTTACTGGATGAATTTATAGAAGAGCTTAGAAAATTTTTAAAAAATAAGTTTAGAACAGAAGATGTTGCTGTAACTGTTGTTGATTTTAAAAGATTAAAGGACTAGATTATGCAAATAAAAGACTTATATAAGATTAATGGAATTATCTATGCTTATGAAAGTAATAATGGAGTATATGCAAAACTTGTGGATATATTGACAGGGTATGAGGAACTTATAAGAGTGGAGGAGTTAAAAAAATATGAGTATAAATAGAGTAACTGTAAATGGAAAAACATACATAATAAAAGGAGGAACATATTCAACAGTTTTTAATGGAAAAGTATACAGTGATGGAGAAGTGTATCTTGATGGAGAAAGAATTTATTGTAAAAAACCAATTTTTTTAAGAATATTGAAATTTCTTTTATTCATTGCAAGTATTTATGTAATATCAGGTATATACTTTTTAATCTGTGGATTTTTATTATTAATGAAAAAATAGGAGGAAAAAATGAATTTAGAGAACATGACAGCTGAAGAAAAAGAAATATTAAAAAAGCAACTATTAGAAGAAGAGAGACAAAAAAAGGCAGAGAGAAAAGCAAAAATAGATGCTTATAAAAATCTTGTTGATGAAACAGTAATAAATTCAATAGATAAAATAAAAAATATTTCTGCACAAATAATGATGTCAAAAAAAGAAGTATTTGATGATTTTAAAAGTATTATGGAGTTAAAAGCAGAACTTTATGGAGTAAAAGATAATCAACAGTCACACACATTCACAACTAGTGATGGGAAAATTTCAATAACTCTTGGTAATAGAATGTTAGACAGTTTTGATGATACAGTTCACACAGGAATAGAAAAAGTTAAAAATTACATTTATAGAGTTGTACAAGATGAAAATAGTCAACTTTTAGAGATTGTTAATTTGCTATTAAAAAAAGATAAAAACGGCAATTTAAAGGCTTCAAGAGTTATGGAGCTTGAAAGAATAGCGGGAAATATAGATGATGCTGAACTAAGTGAAGGAGTTCAGATAATTAAAGAGGCTTGGAAACCTCAGAAGTCTAAAACATTTATAGAGGCATATTATAAAGATGAAAATGGTAATAAAATTAATATCCCTCTTTCTATGACTTCTGTTATGGAGGATATTAAAAATGAAGGAGATAAAGAAACATCAAATTAAATATATTCATACATTAAAGCATAAAGTAAGGTTAAAAGATGAAGAATATAGAGCACTTTTAAAAAGTAAATTTAACAAAAAATCTAGTAAGGATCTCAGCTATAATCAGGCTGAGGTTCTTATCAAAATTTTAGAAAGATTAATAAATAACTATGCAACAGAAAAGCAAATAAATAAGTTTAATACTTTATATAGTAAAGTCTACTATGAGAAAAATAAGAAGGAGTTTATAGAACAATATCTAGGAAAAGATAAAACAGTGGAAAATATGACAGTTAAAGATTGTAGCAAGTTAATATATATTCTTGAAGAAATAGTAGAATGGCAAGAGAAAAGAGGTATTAATGGAGAGGAAAATAATAACAAATGAGGATTATAATTGGTTAAAAGAGCAATTTATAGTAGATAGATTTTTAAAATTTGAAATAGATGAACATGAGGTCTTCATAGGATTATTAAGCTTTGAAAAAGATATGATCTTAAGATATACAGTAATTGTTGATGGAGAAATACAAACATCTGAAGAAGATTGGGGGCATATAGTAGAAAAAGCAAAATTCTCAAAAAAATTTATAAAAACTTGTGAAAAAATATATGGGAAAAAGCATTGTAAGAAGAGAGGAATGTATGAAAAATATTCTCATGTTTTACCTTGGTTTCCAAGTTTTGTTGCATTAAAGAGAATGTTAAAAAAACATAATGAAGTGATTTGTTTAGGAGAAAATAGATATATAAGACTTATAGGAGGAAATAATGAAAGAAATTAATATAACAAGGCATGCTCTAATGAGATATGCTTCAAGAGTTTATAAATATCAAATTATCAATGACCGAACATTTGATATTTGGAAAAAAACAAATGAAGATAAAATAGAAAGATTAGAAACAGATTTAAAAAATGAATTTCAAGGAACTGAGTACATCTGTACAGCAGCTTATGATGCTCATAAAAAAGCAGAGTTTTACATCAATAAAGATAAAATGATGACTTATGTAGTAGTTGGTGAAAATATGGTAACTTGTTATCCAATAAATTATGATCTAAGTGATGAGGGAAATAAAGCTATTTTAAATGTATTATTAGATAATTTAAAAAAAGCTAGAATTGATGAAGATAATTTTGAAGATAAGTATTTTAAAGAAAGAGATGACTTAAATAGAGAACTTGGATTACTTAAAGCTGAAAGTGAATTATTAAATTCTAAATTAAAAACTTTAAAAGAAAAACAAGCAAGAATTGAAGCAAGACAAAATGAAATAGCAGGAGAGCAGGTAGAACTAAGAAATATTATAAAAGTTGCTGAAGAAAAAATTGTTAGAAGCAAGTTAGCTTTATAAGGAATAAAAATGGAAAGTCAAGAAGTTTTGAAGCTTATAAGAGAAGCAAAAAAAGGAAATGAAGAAGCTATAGAAACATTAATTGAAAGGTACTTGAACACTGTTAGAAAGATAAATAACAAATGGGGTAGAACAGATGATGGATTCCAGGAAGGGATACTTGGAATTTACCAGGCAATTAAAACATTTGATGAAAGCTATAATATAAAGTTTATGACACATCTATATTTTCATATTGAAGCAAAGATAAGGAAATTTATAGATAAAGAAAGGTATAGAGTACCTCAATATGTTATTGAAGGAATAAAAAAAGGTGAAAGAGAAAGGTTATACTTTTCAGAACTAGAGAATTTTGAGATTGAGGATGAAAGCATAGAGATAGATAACTTAGAAAATAAAGTACTTGTAGAGAAGTTATTAAAGTATTGTACAAAACAAGAAAGAACAGTAATAAAATATTTATTTTTTGAAGATTATTCAGGAGAAGAAGTAGCTAAAAAACTTGGAATATCAAGGCAGTGGGTACATAGTATAAAGTATAGAGCATTTGAAAAAATTAGAGATAACTATTGTAATTTTAATACATTAGGAGATTGCATAGTTATAAATAATTGTTGTTATATTTATAATAATTTAAGCTACAGATTTAGTGGAGATGTCATATTGGATAGTGATTGTAAGCATTTTGATGTATATACTGATAAGAATATCCCGTATGAAGTTAAATCAATAGTATTTCCTAATGGTATAAAGAGTTGCAGTAGAAAGGTATTTAATAGCTTTAATTATAAAGATGTTAGCTTTTACTTTAGTAAACATACAAGTAGGGGTATTTTAGCTAATATGCTAGGATTTAATTTACAAAAATGTTTATATCTCAACGAGTATCAGTTTAAGAATTACTTAAATAAGGTAACATCAGATAATTTTAATTTTAATTTTTACTAGATTACAACTTTTTCGTTACATTTATTTGTTATAGTTATATAGTTAATATAATAGGATATAAAATGAGGGCTAGAAAGAAAAGAATAGTTTATAAGGCATATAAATTTTATGGTAAGTTTTACAATCAGATTTTGTAAATTATGTTTCTGGTAAATCTATAGAGCCTATAGCTTTTAATCAAGCAACGGAGCAACTTTTCATTCAGAAAGAAACGCCTATGTGTTTGAGTAAGGGAAATTGGCTTATTGAAAATGATTTACATAATGGAAAGATTGAATTTTGAATAAATTAATAGTTTTTACAAAGTTATCTGGAGTTTATAAAAAGGTTAAAGATTGATTAGTTTTGGTTTTTAATACATTGAACTTAAATGGATAATTAAAAAGGCACAATTTTTATAGTATTGCTTATAAAGTATGCATAAAAATAATATTTTACTGAACTTAATTTTTATACTGAAGATACAATGAAATAAAGGAGAATTAAATGCTGAGACAGAAATATACAACTGTTACTCAACTACATAAGATTAATAACAAAGACATTATTGAGTATTTTGAAAATGCTTCTGTATATTTCTGCAAATTACAGAGAAAAGCATTCCATATATTCAAGAATGAAAATATAAAAGGAAATAAAGTTGAATATAGCAAATTTAGACAAGTTTTTATGAAAGAACATAATATCAGCAAGAGAACCGCAGACTCTATATTAAAAGATGTTCAAGGAAAAGTGAAGGCGCTTACTGAATTAAAAAAATACGAAGTTTCCCAAAAGGAGCAGAAAATTAAAAAAATTAAAGAAGAAATTGAAAAACTCGACATTAAGATTTTAGAGTTCCAAGAAAAAATGAAAAATAAAATAAAAGTTAATCATTTTAACTATTGGAACTTAAAAAAGTCAAGAGCATTTAAGAAAATGAAGCTGAATAAACTTCAGATGAGACTTGAGCAGCTCAAGTGGGAAATAGAAACAGGGCATTATAAGTTATGTTTTGGAACTAAAAAACTTTTAAATTCTGATAAAGAAAAATTTATTTTACAGCGTGACAGTCAGATGGGATATATTGGGTGTCAAGAAGAAAAAGGAAGAAATAGTGTGTTTCAGTTGAGTTATCATAGTAT